GAAATCAAGCTTTGTTAATGGGGTTTCTTTAGTAGTCCTGCGTCTCTTTGGACGCTTGACTGGCTTCTTACTTACGCGCTTTCGCGTTGCCATTTCTGACCCCTTTCGCTAGCGCCAATTCTAGCTGAGACTCCATTTTATCAAGGCGCGACACTATTGGAATATTCTCCAATTTGATTATGTAGCGAAGGCCAGCAATCAGTAAGGCTATAGAGCCTAAGACTGAAGCGACTAAAGTAGCCAATTCAGCCGCTGGCATTAACGGACTTTGCCATAACGCTCATAGTTTGGGTTTAGCCAATTGATGATGCTAGGCAAGACTGATACTAGAGCGGCATTGGCAATTGCAGCAGGGTCGAATCCCACCGCTAGATATGTCGCTAGTGCTGCTGCTAGGAACGCTTTCGCCCAGCTTTCGGCGGCTTTTTTTAGGTCTCTCATTAGATTCTCCTTCGAGGTTGAAATAACTGCCATCTTTGTCTCCCAAAGTTGTAAATGAAATATGGAAATGCGACCGGTGAGGATTAGCGCCATTATATTTACGCCGCTTCCAACCCAGTATCGGACTCATAATCTTTTCATCGTAGATTATGTATTTGATTCTTTTATCGCCCTTCTTTGCTAACCTACGAATTTTCTCGACCAACGCATAAGCTTCTTCCTTATGTGATGATAGGTCAGAATCAATATCTAGAGCTCTAACGATTCCATCTCTTGGTATATGGTCAGAAGTGCCCTTAGACAGGTGACGAGCATCAGCAATCCAGCCATCAGACTTACGATCCCTATCAGGATAATCATCATCGATTTGCTCTCTTAGCTGAACACCTGCTGCACATAACTTAGCCATTATCTTGAGTTGCTAACCAAGCAGCATAAACAGGGTTAGAAGGGTCTTTAACAAAGGTAGTTAATGATCCATCTAAATTAGTAATTTCAATGTATGTTATTTCTTTACCCTCAAAATTAGTCAATGTAATTTCTTTAAAATTCATAGTTCAGCACTCACTTCTAGTTTACCAGCACTATTATTATCTTGTCCTAATGTATATGGAACATTTACATTTGCTCCTACAACTGTTGCATTAAGAGAGAGCAATTGAGGCGTTGTATAAATGGTGTCTATTACCATACTTGAAACTGATATATAACTTGTCCATTGATTTACTCTAAGATTACTAAAAGTAATTGATGCAGGTTTTACTCTCATTGTTACTGGTAAAGGCACAAAACTCATAACATTAGTAGAAGCATAAGCCTGTCCCCAAGACATAACTCCATAATTTTGATTAGTATCTCCAAACTTTACAAAATAACGCTGGCAAGCAGCTAACTCGCCTTGAAGTGTGCCACCTGCATATTGAAAAGCGGTTGCAGTTGATCCAAGTTCTAATTTGGATTCAGCAATATAAAGAAAATCTCCAAGAGTAGTATCAGTAACATCTGACCAAATAAACAAAATTAGATTCTTAGTGCTAGCAGTATCAACTGCGGCAGATACCGAATAGGTAGCATAAGAAGTAGTTAGGTTTAAGTTTGCTGGCGTATTTTCGTAAGTAGCATTAGCAATCAAGGTAGGGTTTGTGCCTTCAACATTCCAAGCCGAAATGATGTCGCTTGTTACTGTGTCGGCAGTTCCTGACCAAGCCACAATAGCAGCCTTAACATTATCTAGTTTAGTAGTAGCAGATACTTTAGCCTTGAAACTAAAAGTAACTGTATTGCCAATTAAACCAACGCAATCTTTGTTTTCAATGATAGTGGCTATGCCAAACTTCTTATTAACTGTTTCTACATCTAGGGCAATAGCAAACTGTCCATTGGTAGGAACTGTTGTGGTGTCTTGAGTAACATCAATAACATCGTTGGTGTCTGAAAGAATATACCAGCGATCCAAAGTGTAGGCATCATCATTGTTATTGCTCGCGGTAAAAGAAGTGCCTCTTTGGGCGATAGCAAAACCGCCATTAATTAGATAGTTTTTTTGAATTTGTGCTGCTGGTGTAGCCCATTTTAATCCTGTTGATTCTCCAGTCGCAACTGTTAAAACATCACCATTTACTCCTGAGCTGGCTAATCTGGCTGGTGTGTCTGCTGCAGTAGCCGAAATTAAATCCCCTTTAGCATCTAAAATAACTAATGGATCAACCGCAGTCCAACTGAAATCTAAATCAGTTCCGCTTGCTTTGGTCAAAACTTGACCAGTTGTTCCGCCTTTTAAATCAACAAATGAAGCATCGACTCCATTGCCTAAAGTGCGAATGGCAGCTGCGCCGTCCTTAACTAAATCTGTATCAGCTGGGGTTGTCCAGCCAAAATTACTTGTCGTTGGCATTTATTCTCCTTAGGCAACTATTGTAGCGTTAAGCCAGTCTAAAGCTGGGTTTAGACTTGCCCAGTATTCGGCAATTGGGACATCTGACCATTTGAAGGCTTGAAGCGAGAAAGCCAACGGTGAAACGGTCATTGTCAGGCTTAATTGATTTAGGCTGGCAGTCCAAGTCCAGCCTTCGACAAAGCCTTGAAATTCTCCATTCACCATATTTGCAGGTAAATTGATGATATTGACTGGCATACCCATAAAAACACCCAATAGGGAATCTCTATCAGTATTATCGATTTCGGTGCTCCCCAGCGGAAAAGTTACCTGCTTGACTGCATATTGAGGATAAGCTCGAATTAATAAATAAAAAGCCGCTTGGCTTTCAGCATCTCCTTGATTTCGCAGAGTGGTATTTATGGTAGTTGCCAATTGGCCATATTCAGCGATTGAAGCTATATCGCTGTCAGTAACATTTTGACTACCTGCTGACCCATAAGCAATTGTTATTGAATTACGGACATCGCCTGATTTCTTAGATATTGTAAAACCAGGTCCAATTGAGTGATTTCCGTCCAAATCCACATATCCATTAGCAGCTAAGTATTGTCCTCGGTGTGTTGAGTCTGCATAGCTAATTCGACCTTGAGAATCTTCATATAGATAACCTAGCCCAGAAGTAGCAAAGCGAGCGGCTAAATCATAAACTGTATCATTTAAATTGTTTTCTGAATGTAATTCGTAATCGCCAGGAGTGTCAATTTGACCATAACCACTATTCTCGGCATCAAGCCATTGAACTACTGGATCATAAGCAGCCCAAGTCTCAGCAGCTGGGACTTCATTCCATTGGTCAAATAAAACATTTTCAAATAATTCTGCAATTCGGTCTCCATCAAATTGATGAGCGAAATTGCCAGTATAAATCGCTCTAGCAAGTCTGGCCAAAGCACCTAAAGCAAAAATCTTAATCTCTTGAGTTAAGGCCGTAGAACCTGATTTGCGGACTGTTACATTAATATCAGTTATAAAGCCACCAAATAAAACAATATAAGTGCTAGCAGAATTCTGGACTTCAATAGTGACTGCATCATTTACTTCGTAGCTTATAGCAGATTCATTCGTTTCAATTAATGTTAAACTACAATACCCTGCTGTGGGCTGCGAATAGATGTCAGTTCTACCAGAGGTTATAGTCAATCCACCTAAGGTCGCCCCTGTTACTGTTGAACCATTTACCTTAATTCGATAAACGGGGTTCCAAAGCGTCAAACTGTAACTCCAGTTAAAGCCAAAGCCCCTTGAGTTCCTCTGGCAGCGCTTTCATTTAATAATTCAATAATCTGTCTAGCAGTCGATTCAGAATCTAAAGCGCCATTGACTGTTATATTGTATTGAGCTTGAGCCTGTGGCAATTCTCCAGCTGCTCTGCGTCTTAGAAATTCATTTACCTGCTCTTGAGGATCAAGGTTACTCAATCCTAATTCTTGCATAGTTAAACCTTCAGGAGTTGTAGTAACTATTAAACCAGCATTCTTCCAAGCCAAAATGTCCTCATCCGAATAGCCTTGCTCTCTAAGGAACTTAAATGAGTAACGGCCACCTCTTTTTAGGCTAGGAGGTAAGGATAAAGTCATACCCTTGCTAGTCATTGGGCTAACTAAATTTGCAGTTACAAAGTTAGCAGAAGGTGCGGTAAAGCTATCGAAATCTTGTGTTGTAAATGACGCGTTATCAAATGGGTTTATTTTCCCTAAAAATTTGCTTAACGGATTGTTTTTTATAAAATCAACAAACTTTTTATAATTATCGTATAATTCACCAAAGAAATTGACGGCTTTCCCAATTATATTAACCAAGGTAGTGAATGTAGTAACAATTCCGGTAACTGCTGTTTTCAGAGCACCAGTCAAAATAGGGACAATATATTTATTTAAAAAATTCCAAATAGCAGTAAATTCTTCTTTATTTTCATCTAAGGCTTTTGTGAGCGGCTCAAATTTCTTTCGTATTGATTCTATGGCTGGGGCAAGATTATTATTGAATTTATCTAGCAGGTTAGTCAGAATTGGCAGCAGTCTTGCTCCGACCGATTCTTTGGCTTCATCGAAAGCCACCTGCATCCTTGCCATCTTGCCACTAAAAGTATCTGCCTGAAGGGAAGCTTGGCCGCCAAAAGTTTCGGCTAGTGATTTAGTTACATCATCAAAACTCATCGATTTTAACTCAGCAGCGGAAAGTCCTACCCCGAGACGCTGAAGCGAAGTGTTAGTGCCATCATAAGCTTTGGCTAAAGCTACGCTTACTGTTTCTAAATCCTTACCAGAACCAGCAGCAATATCCAGAGCTAAAGTCTGTAATTTCTGCGCTTTTTCAACATCATTAGTCGCTCTTACTAGCTTTTCAAAAGAAGGTCTAAGTTTGTCGTCAGCTACACCAGTTGCCAAAGACATCTTTAGGATTTGATCCTCTACTGCTTTTATCT